ACCGCTGGTCGACCACGATCGAGACCGGCTACGAGAATGACGACTTCACCAAGAATCTGGTGACGATCCTCGCCGAGAAACGCCTCGCCCTGGCCACCTATCGCCCGGGCGCCTTCATCTACGGCGATTTCGGCCGCGAAGGCTGATCGGCTCTCCGAGAGGGCGGGCGAACCGCCCTCTTTCCTGAGCCGATAGGAGGACGACATGCCGACATACACGGTCCTGCGCCAGCATCTTGGCGAGCGCATGTATCTGGAAGGAGAGATGCGCGAGGCTGCCGAGGCCGAGGTGGCCCATCTCATCGCCGCTGGCGTGCTGCGCGCGCCAGATCCCGAGCCCGAGCCTGAGCCCGCGCCAGATCCCGCCCCCAAACCGCGCCGCGCGCGGAAGGCGGGCGACGCATGACGGCGATCCCGGTTCTGGTGACGCCGCCCGTGCGGCCGGTGGTCTCGCTGGAAGACGCCAAGACGCATCTGCAGATCGACCATGACGAGCAGGATGCAATGATCGAGGGGCTGGTGCTGGCCGCGACAGCCCATCTCGATGGCTGGCGCGGGGTGCTGGGCCGGGCGATCCTGCCCCAGACCTGGCAGGAAACCCATGTCGGGCCGGGCCCCTATCTGCTGGCCATGCCCGATGTGTCAGAGGTCACGGCCTCGGCCGGGGGCGCGGTCAGTGTCGAGCCGACCGCCCTCGGCCCCATCGTGACGCTGGCCGATCCGGTGGAGGGCGTGACGCTCAGCTATACCTGCGGGCTGCCTGCGGCGCAGCTGCGCGCGGCCGAGGTCGCGGTCAAGCTGTACCTGACGCATCTCTATTTCGGCTACGACCTGTCCCCGGCTTTCGGTGCGATGGTGGAGGCGCTGAGATGGCGCGCAGTCTGAACGCCAGATCGAGGTATCGTGCAGTGCTGACGGAAGCCGTTGCGTTCGATCGGCCATCCGGCGTTCCTGACGGATACGGCGGTACCACGATCGAGTGGGAAGAGGCGTTCGCATGCCATGCCGAATTTACCTATGCCAAGGGAGATGAGACGGTCCAGGCGGCGCGGCTGGCTGGCCGTAGCAGCTACAAGGTCAAGATCAACTCCAGCAGTCAATCGAGGCGCATCACGACTGATTGGCGGATGCGCGACACTCGGCGCGGGCAGGAATGGAACATCCGCGAAGTGGATGCGATCACCGACATGATGTGGGTTTGGCTGGTGGTTGAGGCCGACTGACCGACATGTCGCACAGGATTTCCATTGCCGTAAGATCCGGGGTTTTTGCGCAAGGAGGGCGGCGCAAATGTCGATAAGCATGAAGGTCACGGGCCTGAAGGAAATCGAGAAGGCGCTGGCGGACCTGCCGCGCAGCACATCGAAAGGCGTCGCGCGTCGGGTGATGAAGAAAGAGCTTCAACCTGTCGCAGACATGGCTAATGCGCTTTGGCCTGGAGCCGATGACGATGTTTTTCAGGTGACCCACAAGGTCTCACGCTCGCAGCCGCAGCCGCCATCCGGCCGGTCGGTTGTCAATATGGTGGTCGGCGCCCCAAGCGGACGCGACGGCAAACCGCACGCGCACCTTTTGGAGTGGGGCACTGGGCCTCGCTACCACGAAAGCGGGAAATACACCGGCTCTGTTTCGCCGCAGCCGATGCTGACGCCGGCATGGGACGCCACCAAAGACAAGGTCTTGCGCGGGCTGGCCGAGAGGTTTCGCGAGGAAATCGCCAAGACGGTGGCGCGGCGGGCGAAGCGGGCGGCGCGGCGCTGATGGAAAAATACCTTCAGGACCTTCTTTTGGCATCTGTGCCCTTCCCGGTGGCATGGGGGACTTTGGATAGCGGCGCAGGCGCCCCCTATGTCTCGATGCATCGCCTTTCCGGCCGCGCAGAATGGTCAATGGATGGACCCGGCCCGACGCGAGGCCGCATTCAGGTCGACGCGTTCGGCCGAACGTTTGCAGAGGCACAAGGCGCGGCAGACGCGGTTTTGGCGCTGCTTGATGGCCACAGTGGCGGCCCTGTCCAGGGCATGTTTCTGGATGCGGTCCGGGACGGCGCTGACGGTGCGCAGGGCACGAAAACCGTTCTGCTGCAGCGCATCTCCCTGATCTTCTCGATCACCTACGTCAAATAACCCGCCGGGATTCCGGCAATTGCAAAGGAGGTTGCCATGGCGGCGACAAAGCAACGTATTGTTCACGGCGCGACATCCAAGTGGGGCGATGCCTCGGCGGATCCTGTCGTCTACGCCAACATTCCCGAGTGCAAGGCCCTTGTCGTCCCGGTCATCGAGCCGAACTATATCGACGCGACCAGCCTTGATAGCCCGGGCGGGTTCATGGAGTACGTCAAGGGCCTCACCGATCCGGGCGAGATCGAAATTCCCTGCGGCTACACCTCGGCACTTTTCGCGACGGCGGAAGGGTATCGCGAAGACGGCACCCTTCTGTCGATCGAAACCTCGCTTCCGCTTGAGCGCGGCCAGACCACGCCCGACAAGTTCGTGTTCGAGGGCTATGTCACCCCTTCGATCCAGGGCGATGACGTGGGCGGCATCATCGGCCTCAACCTCAAGATTCGCGTGTCCGGCGCATACACCTTCACGGCGGGCTCCTGATGATCAGCGGCGTCACGATCGAAGTCGCGGGCGAGACCGAAACCCTGCGCATGTCGACCCGCGCAATGATGGCGCTGGAAGACATTTTCGGGATGGGCATGATCGATATCATGACCGGCTTTGAAAAAGGGTTCCGCGTCTCCGACATCGCCAGGATCATCGCGGAATGCGCCAACGATGGCGCGGGCGCAGATATCGCCCGCGCGCAGGTCATCATCGACACGCTGGGCGCCATTCCTGCAAGCGAGGCGATCGGTCGCGTGGCCGAGGCCGCGTTCCCGGAGGTGAAGGAAGCGGGAAACCCTCCGAAGGGCCGGGCGCCGAAAAAGGCATAGACTGGCCCGAGCTGTTCCGGGCGTGGTGCCTGTCTGGGCAGGCGCCCGGAGATTTCCAGAACGTGACGCTGCGCGAAATGCAGATCATCGCGGAATCGTCCGCACTGCGCGACCTGCGGCTGGCGTGGCAGGCGGCGCAATACGCCTGCTTTGCTTACCACAAGCCCGGCGACATGCCGCCTGAACCAACTCTGGCGCCCAAGAGCGCCGAGGCGCCAGTGAATACCCCTGTTGCCCTGGCCGAGATGCGCGGCTGGATGCAAGCGATGCACGCGAGGTCCCACCCAAATGGCGATTGAAATTGGCGTCCTGCGCGCCCTGCTGTCGCTTGACAGCGCGGCATTCGACAGCGGCGTGAAGCGAGCGCAGGCCGGTATGAACGGCCTGCAACGGTCTTTGGCGAGAACGGCCGATCGAATGAAAGAGGTCGGCCAGACGCTTTCGCTGCGGGTGACCGCCCCGATTGCAGGCGCCGGGGCACTGATCCTGAAAACCGCTGGCGACTTCGAGGCCAGCATGAACCGGGTTCGGGCCGCCCTGGGGGCGTCCGATTCCGAGTTCAATGCATTGCGCGAGGCCGCCCGGAACATGGGGGCGACCACGCAATTCACTGCGGCGGAAGCGGCCGACGCCATCGAAATCCTTGCCAAGAACGGCTTGAGCGCCTCGGAGATTCTCGGGGGCGCGCTGGAATCGTCGCTGATGCTGGCTGCGTCGTCGTCGTCCGATCTTGCGTCGGCCGGTGACCTCGCAACCGATGTTATGCTGAACTTCGGAAAGCGCGCGGAGGACCTTGGCAAGGTGACGGACCTCGTGACCGGTGCCTTGCTGCAATCGAAATTCGGCTTCGATGATTACCGGCTGGCGCTCGGGCAGGCGGGCGGCGCGGTGGCTGGCGTTGGGGTCAGCTTCGAGGACTTCAACGCCGCCATTGCCGCGACCTCGTCCAGCTTTGCATCTGGCTCCGATGCAGGCACCAGCTTCAAGAACTTCGTTCAGCGCCTGGTCCCGGTGTCCTCCACGGCAGCAGCTGAAATTCAGAACCTCGGCTTTCAGTTCTTCGACGCCGAGGGGAACATGCGATCCATGGCCGAGATCGCGCAGGAGCTTCAGGACAAGCTTTCCGGCCTGACCGAAGAGCGGCGTATGGACGTGGTGACGACGATTTTCGGCACCGACTCTGGCCGGACTGCGCTGGCCCTGATGCGCGAGGGCGCGGACGGCATCAATGAGATGAAAGCGGCCATCGACAAGGCCTCGGCCACCGAGCAGGCGAAAGCCCGCATGAAGGGCCTGAACGGGGCGCTGCGGCGCCTGAGCTCATCGTTTCAGGAATTGCAACTGACAATTGCCGACACCGGCTTGCTGGATATGGTCACAGATCTGGTGGGGCGCTTCACGAACATGGTCGGTGCGCTGGGGCAGCTGGATCCGAAATTCGTTCGCATCGGTGTGGCCATTGCCGCGGCTGCTGCCGCTCTCGGGCCGATGGCTGTCGGCGCCGGGCTCCTGGCGACGGGCCTTGCTGCCCTTGCAACACCGGTCGGGGCTATCGTCCTTGGCTTCGGCGCCATGGCCGGGGCTGCGGCCTATGCCGCGACCGAATGGGACAGCCTTAAGGAGAGGTTCCCCAAAACGACGAAGGCTTTTCAGGAAATCGCGAAATCTCTGGCGGACGCTTGGAAGGAGATTTGGGCCGCCATGACAGATGAGGGTGTTCGCGAGCGCAACAAACGGCACAACGAAGAGGTTTTTGCCGAATGGCGTAGGAACATTGAAAGCAAATACCCGGCCATTGCAGAGCTTGGAAAATCCTTGTCCCAGGCAGTCGATGGTTTCTGGGCCGCCATGACAGATGAAGGTGTCCGCGAGCGCAACAAACGGCACAACGAAGAGGTTTTTGCCGAATGGCGTAGGAACATTGAAAGCAAATACCCGGCCATTGCAGAGCTTGGAAAATCCTTGTCCCAGGCAGTCGATGGTTTCTGGGCCGCCATGACAGATGAAGGTGTCCGCGAGCGCAACAAACAGCGGAACGCGGAAATTCTGTCGGAATGGCGTGATTCTATCGTCGATGGCCTTGCCGGCGCGCGCGAGTGGTTCAACGGACTTGATCAAGCAATCATGGGGGTCGCCCGCGATGTCGTGACGTCGGCCCGGGAGATCGGCAGCAGCATCCTTGAGGGCATCAAGGCTGGCATCCTTGAGGGATGGGAGGGCCTGAAGACCTGGTTTTCCGATCAGATCAGAACCATTTTCAGCGTGCCCGGTGCGTCCGAGGCGGGACGCCTCGCGGGCCAAGGCATCGCGGAAGACCTTGGCGCTGGTCTTGCCATCGGCATGTCCGGTGCCGGTGCAGACGCAGCCGCCGCCGCAAGGGACGCAGCGAATTACATCGAGGAGGCAATCCGCGACGAATCCGAAACGCGGTCGCCTTCGCGCGCGTGGATGCGGATCGGCCGGGATCTGATGGATGGCCTCACCGGCGGGATCTCTGGCAACCTTCAAAGCGCTGCGGCAGCGGCCCGGGCGGCAGGGGCGGCAGTCACGTCAGAAGTCGGCAGCGAAGTCCAATATGCAAGCGCCAGCTTCAAGAGCTTTTTCCGGGACGTCATAAAAGGCTCTGGGGACGTTGGAGATGCGATTTCGGCACTGGCCGACCGGATGCTTGACGACCTGCTTGACCGCGCCCTCACGCCGATTTCGAACGCGCTTGGGTCGGTGTTCGAAGGCCTCTTTTCCGGGCTTTTCGCAACGGCCGGGGGCACCGGGACAGTCACGCCGATTGCTGGTCTGATTTCCAAGGGAATTGCTGGCGCCCGTGCATCAGGTGGCCCCGTCTACGGCGGGAAATCCTATCTCGTGGGAGAGATGGGGCCGGAGATTTTCACCCCCAGAATGTCAGGCCAGATCATCCCGAACGGGGCGTTCAGCGCCGGTTCGACTGGCGGGGCAGCGGGTGGAGGAACCGTGATCAACATGGGCGCAACCTATGTGACCATCAAAGGAACCACCGGCAGCCCGGCCGAGATCGAGGCCGCGATGAACCGGGTCGCTGACCGGCAGGCGAAGAAGGCCATCGGCCGGGTTGACCGTGTCAATCGGGCGAGGGGCCAATGACCGTCCCCGCGGCGGTTCAGGCCGCCACGCTCCGGCTGCGGCGGATCACTAGCAGCGTGCGCGTCCAGTCGCCCTACAGCTTCGCGCAGACCGCCTATGACTTCATGGGCGGCATGTGGGCTGCGGAAATGACGCTGAAGCATCTGGACCGACGCCAGAATGCCGAAGTTGAGGCATGGCTTGCCAGTCTCGACGGCGTGTCCAAGACCTTCCAGTTCGGCGCCATGGACTATGACGGCCCCTATGGGGTGATGTCCGCCAATCCAACCGTGTCCAGTTCGACAGCGGACCGGGTGAAAGAGTTCTGGATTGTGGTCCCGGTCGGAAGCGCGGCCGTGGTCGGGGATTATCTGACCATCGGCGGGCACCTGCATATCGTGACCAGCGCCGGGACCGTGACTGTTGCCCAGACCCAAAAGATCGGGGTTTGGCCGAGGCTCAGGGAGGCCGCGATCTTGGGCCAAACGGTCGAGATGCTTGCCCCATACGGCACCTGGGCCATCGCGAACCCGGAAACAGAGTACGAGGTGGACGGCGATCACCGCCGCACCCGCACCCTTTCCCTGATCGAGGCGCTCTGATGGACGCGAGCGGTGACCGCATTGTCGGCCTTCTGGTGCGCTGCCGGTTCGACACCGGCGACGTGAACATGTTCACCGGCTACGGCAGCGTCACCTGGGACGGCGTGACCTATCTTGGGGCCGGGCAGGCGCTGTCCATCGGAGAGGCTGGCGTCACCAGCGGCGACGACATTCCCGGCCTGACGATCACACTCTCTGGGCTCGATCCGGAAGTGATCGCGCTGGCCGAGCTGGAGGAGTTCCAGCGCCGCCGGGTCACGGTTCTGCTGGCGCTCTTCAACGATCAGGGTCAGATCGAGACGGCGGATGTGCTCTGGGACGGCATCGCCGACACGATGGACAGCGACGACAGCCCGGACGCCGCGACGACGACGCTGGGCATGGAGCCCAGAAGCATGGAGCTGGGGCGCAAGTTTCCCTTCTACTACCTGCCCGAGGATCAGCAGCGCCGTTTCCCCGGTGATCGCTTCTTCGACCTCGTCCAGGCCATCCAGAACCGGGAAGACACATGGGGGCGGCCATGAGGCCAGAAGGCTGGGAATTGCGGCTGGCGGCCGAGATCCGCGCCTGGGAAGGCCGCGCCTTCGAATGGGGCACGGCCGATTGCCTGGGCTTCTGCCGGGCGGTGGCGCGCGCCATGACGGCCGCCGATCCGATCCCGGATCTGCCAGCCTACGGGTCGGAATACACAGCCGCCAAGGTTCTGGTCGAGCTGGGCCACCGATCCGTTGAGGATCTGGTCGACGCGCATCTGCCGCGCGTGGCGGTTGCCCGGGCCCGGCGGGGCGATTGGGTGATGACGGCGGCCGAAGGGGCGATGCCTGGCGCCATGGGCGTGGTGACTGGGCGCTATGCCCTGCATCTGGGCGCGACCGGGCTGGTGCGCCGCCCGGTCCTGACAGCGGAGGCCGCATGGTGCGTCGACTGATCCTCTGCACGACTGCGCTGATCGCTCTGGCCGGGCCCGCACAGGCCATGCCCCCCGTCGTGGCGGCGCTTGGCGCGGCGGCCGGCGGGTGGGTCGCAGGCCTGACCGCGACCGCGATCCTCGGGCAGGCCGCCCTGGCCTTCGCGCTGACCGGCATCCAGATGGCGATGCAAAAAAAGCCGAAGGTCAGCACCCGCGACGAGATCACGCTGAACAAGATCCAACCGGTCACCACCGGGCTGATCCTTTACGGCGAGCGCACCCTTGGCGGGTCCATCGTCGCCCGCTCGACCACCAGTTTCGATGGCAAGCCGCATCTGCGCTACCACAGTGCCATGCCGCTCGCCTGCCACGAGATCGACGGCGCGGTCGAAATCTGGCTGGGCGAAACGAAGGTCTGGACCGAGGCGCAATATCTGGCGGACGCCGCAGCCGGGACTGGCGACCCCTATCTCTGGGGCCAGATCGCCAGCGACTACAAGGGCAGGATCTATCTCAAGGTCCATAACGGATCGGACGATCAGGTCGCAGATACGGCTTATGCGGCGGCGGCCTCGGAATGGACGGCCGATCACCGCGGGCGTGGCATCGCCTGGGTTTACTTCGCGGCGAACTACGACCGCGACCTGTTCCCCAGCGGGGCACCCCAGATCCGGGTCCGGGCGCGTGGCAAGCGCGTCTATGACCCGCGCGAGTGGGTCTCGGCGGCTCTGGCGACGGACACCGCTGTCACGACCAGCGATCTCTGGGCGGGCTATGATGGCGGGGCCATCGGCAAGGCCTCAGGCGCCAGTTATCCTCTTGGAGAGTCCGCCGCGGACTGGAATGGCGGGGCCATCGCCGCGCGGTTCTATTTCAGCCGCCTTTACCCCGCCGGTGACCTGCCGGAAGCGGGGCTCTCGCCGGACCTCATAGCCGCGGACGGCGATGAGGTCGACTACATGGATCTGACCATCGACGATGATTTGTTCGCGGCCTTCGATGTCTCGTTCCCGGCCGCGCCCGAGGGCGTGATCTGGGAGCAGGGCGGCTCGGGCTATGGCGCCTATCTGGGCGTGACCGGCAGCGATCTTGTCTTCCGCGCTTTCTCCGGAGCCACGTCCGGGGCCGAAATCGCCCGGGCAACCGTGCCGGTTTCGGAATTCGCCGGGCGCAGCGGCACAATCTATGTCGAGATCAACATGGCCGACAAGTCGGTCGCGATCTGGTTCCGGGGGAGGCGCTATTCCACGAACCCGGCGCTCTGCCTGCGCGACTACATGCTGACCCCGCAGCTTCGGGGCGGGCCGGGCTGGACCGAGGATGACCTTGACGGCGATGCGCTTATCGCGCTGGCGAACATCAGCGAAGAACAAGTCGCGCTGGCCGACAACTCGACCGAGGATCGCTATGCCTTCAACGGCGTGCTCGACACGTCCGCCACGGCGGCCGAGAACCTCACCGACCTTTCCAGCGCCTGGGGCGGGTGGTGGTCCTATGAGCGCGGCAAGCTGTCTGTCGGCGGCGCCGCCTGGGAAGAACCGGCCTTCACGGTGACCGAGGACATGCTTGTCGCCGGGATCAGGGTCACGGCGCGGCGCCCCTTCGAGGAGCAGTTCAACACCGTCAAGGCGCAGTTCGCAGACCCGGAATCTGAGCATGTGGTGACCGACTTGCCGGTGCTCGATAGCGAGGCCTATCGGATCGCAGACAACGGCGAGACGCTGGTGCGCGACCTGGGCGAGCTGCCGGGCGAGACCGGGCATGCGCGGGGCCAGAGGCTGATGAAGCTGGCGCTTCTGAAAGGGCGGCGGCAGAAACAGGTGGTGCTGCCCTGCAGCCTCGCGGCCTGGGGCGTTCGGCTGGGCGACAACATCAACGTCACGATCCCGCGCCGGGGCTGGACCGACAAGCAGTTCGAGGTCACCGGGCGCACCGTGCAGATTGGCCCGGATGGCGTTTCCGTCACGCTGACCTGCATCGAGACCGGTCCCGCCATCTTCGACTGGCGGACATCCGAAGAGACGCCGAAGCCTGCGGGCGGCGTGCCGACCCTGGCATCACCCACAACCAAGCCTGTGGTTTCGGCGCCGACGATGACCGAGGAACTGTACGAGACGCGCGGCGGCGGCGGGGTCAAGACCCGGGTTCGGCTCGCGGCCACGACCGATAACCCCTTCATCGACGCGTGGCAGTTCTCATGGCGGCTGGTTTCAGATGGAGCCGCGACGGTGCGCGGCATCACGGATGTTGCCGAGGACCTGATCGATGACATGGCCATCGGCACCTATGTCTTCGGCGCGCGCGGGCGCAACACGCGCGGCATGTGGTCGGATTGGGTCTATGCTGGCGCCGCCGCCGTGCTGGGCGAGAACGCGCCGCCGGTCGCGATCACCGGTCTTTCGGGCCAGTCCGCAGGCGGGGCCGTGGCGATGCTGCGCTGGGACCGGCACCCGTCGCTCGACGTGCAGCAGGGCGGCCGGATCGAGTTCCGGCACTCGGCCGAGCTGGCAGGCGCCACCTGGCAAAGCTCGGTGGTGATCGGCAAGGCGGTCTCTGGCGGGGTCACCGAGGCGACCCTGCCGCTGAAAACCGGAAGCTATCTCGCGCGGCCCTATGATGCGAAGGACAACCCGGGGCCGGTGACTTCGGTCGCGCTTCGTGCCGCTTCTCTGGTGCCGATGGCCGAGGTCGCCTCCCGGATCGAGGCGCCGGATTTCACCGGGACAAAATCAGCCTGCACCGCGACTGGCGGCGTCCTGTCGAACGACGCGGGCACGACCTCGGCGCTCTACTACTTCTCGTCCACCATCAACCTCGGCACGGCCGGGCCGGTGCGATTTGTGAGCGACGTCGAGGTGCTGATCGAGGAGCGGCAGGACCTGATGTTCAGCCCGGGCACGGCCGCTTTCTGGACGCCGCCTGACGGTCTGTTCTGGCAGGGCGGGGCAGACGCCTATGGCGATCTCGACACTCAGGTCCGGCTTTATGACGACGGCACCGCGACCTGGGGCCCCTGGCAAAGCTTCGACGCGGCCGAGTTCGACGGCCGTCTCTTCCAGTTCCGTGCGGCCCTGAGCGTCGAGAGCATTGCCTATGCGCTGCGCGTCACCCGCCTTTCCGTCTTCGCCTATCGCGCGCCCTAACCCACGAGGAGCCCATGACACAGGCCACCTATATTCCGAACATCACCCACACCAAGGCGCAGGCCTTCGCCTTCTTCCAGGGCATGTGCGCCGCCGCCGCGTCGAACAATGCAGGGGCGGCCGCGCCGTCCGAGACGTGGCCCGGCATGCTCTGGGTCGATACTACCGCCAAGGCGCTCAAGATGCGGAACGAGGCCAACAGCGCGTGGATCACGCTTGGCAGCTATGCGACGGGCGGTTTCACCCCGGCTGGCGTGGCGCAGCTGACCGCAGCCCAAGCGGGCGATCCGCTGTCGACGGTCTTCGGCATGGTTTCCGGTCAGGTTCTGGCCGCGTCGGTTGGCGGCGATATCGAGAGCCTTGCCGAAGGCGCCACCGGCGCTCCGAAGATCCAGCCTCGGGCAATGGATCAGTCCAATTACCTCGGGCGGTTCATCGGGACCGGTAGCCCGGTGACCATCAACCTGTTGGGGCTGATCAACCCCAGAGTGGTCCGCTTCGACATCGCCTGTGGCGCCTCCAACCCCTCTCCCGGTTTCACGTTCGCCATATCCAACGCGGCGTCTCAAAGCACCGGGTACCTGAACCCAATCACTTCGGGTTCCTATACTTTCACGAACCCCATGCAGGGCTTCGCCACTCTCTACGTGGATTTCGTAAGCGGTGAATGGCTTTGCGCCTCCAACTTCGGGGGCGGCCACGGGGTCGCCACCCCGGCTTACGCGCCTTTCCAAAACATCAGCTTCCGGGGTGCTGGCACACAGGGCGCTTACCTCTATGTCGCGGCACACTCAATCACGGGCCGGACATGACCGACGCCGATCTCTTGCACCGCCAGATCTACGGCCCCCCCGAGAGCGAAAGCCTGCGCAAACATGGCGGCCAGCAGCGCCTGATGGGCGCGGTCTTCATCGGGATCGGGCTGGCCTTCATCATCGGCGGGCTGGCATCGACGGCCGATGTGATGGCGCCAGAGCTTTACGGCGACCGGATCACCCGGTGGCCCGCCGAAGCTTGGGGCGCGATGGTGGCGGTCTCGGCCGCGCTGTACCGCCTTGGCATCGCGATCAACGGGCGCTGGCGCTGGTCCCCGGCGATCCGCACCTCAGGGTCGGCAGCGCAAGTTTCGATCACGCTGGCGATCATCGTCGGGTGCTGGGGTACTCCGTTCGGCCTGCCATGGGCGCTGGCTGCGGCGCCGCTCTGTGCCGCGTGGATATAGTGTTTCTGGCTGGCTCTGGGGGACCTCAGCCGCGCGGTCTGGGGGTATGACGATGACTGACCCGGTGACAGAGGTAATCCAGGAGGCCCACCGAATCGGCGGTGTCCAAGGCATGGTTCTGGCGGCCTTCACCGCGCTGGGGACGGTTGCTGCGGCCTATCTGCGGTGGGGGCCGCGCCCGTCGCGCGATCACGCCGAGAGCGCCATCGCCGCCAGCCTCGCCCGGATCGAAAGGACCGGGGAAGAGACGAGCAAGAAGGTCGACAAGCTGCGCGAAGAGCTTGCCGACACGAAAGAGCGGGTGGCCCGGCTGGAAGGCCGCGCCGAGCGCTAATCAAGCGCCGCTTGAGTATGGCGCCGTGACTGGCGCCGAAATCAACCATCCCTGACATAGCCCAAGGAGGGCGAAATGCTGAACTTCATCCTGAAGTCTCTTCCTGCGTTGATTCCGAACTGGCGGGCCGTGCTCTGGAAATCGCACTCGATGCGCGCGCTGATCCTCGGCGTGATCTGGACGGGCCTCGTCTCGATCATCGCCATGCTGCCCTGGCTGCCGATCCCGCCCATGCTGGTCGCCTGGGTCTATCTCGGGCTGCTGGCCTATGGCGCTGTCGGTCGGCTTCTGGCGCAGGGGATCGGCGATGAATAAGATCCTGCTTGCCGTCGCCGGTCTGGTGCTGATCGCCGTCTTCGCCTTCCCTCAACCCCAGCCCGATATCGGAATTCCGACCTCGGCCCCGGAAAGCGCCCGGACGCAGGAGGCCCGCGCGCTGGCGCTGGCCGTGCCGCTGATCGCGAAATGGGAAGGCAAGCGGAACGAGGCCTATCAGGATCTCGTCGGCGTCTGGACGATCTGCTACGGCCACACGCGCACCGCGCGGCCGGGCATGGTTCTGTCGGATGCGGACTGCGAGGCCCTGCTGCGCGCCGAGGTGCGGGACTATCGCGCCCGGCTTCTGCCCCACTTCTCGGCCGACACCCGGGCCCGGCGATTGCCGCCGCCCCGCGATGCCGCGTTCACCAGCCTTGCCTTCAACGTCGGCGTGGCCAGCGCGGGCCGATCCACCGCGACCCGGCGTCTGAACGCGGGCGACGTGCCGGGCGCCTGCGAGGCCCTGACCTGGTGGAACAAGGCGGGCGGGCGCG